CAATATCCGCAACGTGCTCGTAGCCGACCCCAACCTCGTCCCCAGCCACATGGGGAGCCTGAAGGGCGAGCGGGTCATCATGAACGTCCTGACCAAAAACGCAGCCACCGTGCGGCAGCTCGTCCGGTGAGCGATTTGTCGCTCCCGGTGTGGAGCCTCTACCCTGACTGGACGGACGGGGTGTTGGAGACGCTTGAGTTCCTCTCCACGGTTGCCGAAAGCCCCAGCGCGATAGAACAGCGTCGCGGGCTGCGCCTGACCCCGAGGCAGTATTTCGAGTACAGCTACATCCTGAAAGGCCCGCTGCGCACTTATTTCGACATGCTGACGATGCGGGCGGGTGGCTCGGCGGTCTATGTGCCGGTGTGGCACGATGTCGAGCTTCTGCCGTACACGCATGTTGCCGGTTCCACCGTGTTGTCGATAGAAGTCACCTACACCGAGTTCATGAACTGCAACGTGGTTATGCTCGGCGGGCCGCACGATTACGAACTGGTCGAGATAGTAGGCCGGGCCGACACCCTGGTCACCCTGACATCCGGCACAATCAACGAATGGCCGAAAGGCACCCGCGTAGTGCCTCTGAAGAAGTGCAAGCTCGACCAGCAACCGTCCACGGTGCGGCGCACCGAAGATATCCACGTCGCCCGCGTGAAGTTCTGCTCGGTTGAGCCTAACCGCACCGACGCTGCCTCTCCTCTGAACACGTTTGGTTCTCAGTACATACTGGAGGAAGACCCGAACGAGGTTGAAGACCTGACGTACAACTACGAACGGGTGATGTCGCTTCTCGACAACACCACCGGGCTGCCGGTGTTCACCGACGTAACCGGGCGCATCCTGCAACAATTCGCGTGGTGGCGGCGGGGCCGACAGGAGCACCACCGGCTGCGCGGTTTGTTCTACGCGCTGGACGGGCGCCGGGTGCCGGTGTGGGTGCCGACGATCTACCGCGATTTCGAGCCGGTCTATCCGCTGGGGGCAGGCGATCTGGCGATAGACGTTCGCCGCTGCGGCTACACCAACCTGGGCGGGCCGGGTCCGCAGCGCGAGTACATCCTGATCCAGACCCTGAGCGGCAACCGCCACTACCGCAAGATCACCGACAGCGTGATCCTCGACAACAACACCGAGCGGCTGTTCCTCGACAGCGCAGTGGGTGAGGACATCCCGCTCAACCGGCTGAACCGCATCTCGTTTCTCGTGCTGTGCCGGCTCGACCAGGACACCGTGGAGTTTCACCACCACACCGCGACGCGCGGCATGACAACCACCACTGCCACCTTCCGCTCGGCAGCCGCCAAGCCCGGTATCGAGAACCTGTTCGAGGTGCCGCCGGGTGCGCTTCCGGCGTCGGTCTGCCTTTCCGATTTCGACTGGTATGTGCATACGCTGCCCGGCCTGGGCGGGACACGCGCGCAGCGGGTTCCCCGGCAACTCGACACTTACGGGCATTACTACGAGATTTCGGGTAACTCTTACAATATATACAGCCAGAACGGCGTGTTGTTGAACAACTACACTACTACGCAGTTGTGGGCCGCGATAAACGAGCACTACGGGTCTGATGTAGTCGGCACGAATTTACAGCCGGGGATATTCATGAGCCCGCTTCGCCAGGGAAAATATGTCCTGGCGTACAGCGTCGGGCAGACCGCGCCGGGCAATTTCGACAAATGGTGGACGTTGCTCGAACCGCAGCCGGACGGCTCACTGGTGGTTAAGGGCGCGGTGCGGCACCGCAACCTGACCGGCCCGCCATACACGAACGGCATCGCCGTGATGGATGTCTTCAGCGACGACACCGTAATTCTGGTGCAGACATACGGTTACGTCGGTTCGTACTATGCCGTGTTGCAGGCGGTTCCGACTATCAATGATTTTCTGAGCGGCGAATACGAGGGCGGCATCATCCAAACCACCATGCTGGCGCCGATCGGGGCGCATAATCTTTCATTATACTTGTTTGCACTCGTAACCAATAATCAAAACGCCGGTTTCGGGTTTCGTCTTCCGGGGAACGGGAGAGATGTTTTCTACATATACATCAACCGGAACTACATGGATCACTGCGTTGCCGGGAACGGTTTCGTACCTCCCGAGATACGCGACGTAATCCGGCCGGTCTACCCGTTTGGGGCGATGCTGAAGATCGGGCTCGGCGACCTGGGCGATTTCGACGCGCTGCAAGCCATGCACGTCCCGACCGGCATCTACCGGGGCAGGGCGACCGACCCCTACACGATAGACAACCCGAGCTGGCTCGACGAGAACGGCGCGGCGGCGATCCCGTTTCTCGACGAGCATACGTTCCTGTCGGACGGGACGGTTGGCGGCGGGGACGTCTACTCGTCCCAGGTCAGTACGCAACTGCGCTCGAACGGCCATTTCTGGTGCGTCTTCGTGATGACCGGCCGCGACGACTCGGTACATCGGGGTCCGCCGGGGTTTCCCGCGTTCCCGGTCTACGCCAAGGTGCGGCTGTTCGACTACGACCCAACCACCGAAATAGCCGTGCAGATCGGCGAGCACACCTGCGTGCTGCACGATGCGGGCGACGGCCCCGCCGTGAACGTCACAGCGCTGGCGCACGATTTGTACCTGATCGCGGAGGTGGCCGAAACCGCCGACAGCGCGACGGTCGTGCTGTACGGGCCGTTGTACCGCACCACGTTTTGCAGGTTCTCCCTGGTGGAGGAGTAGCATGGCCGTCTCGACACTCGAAAGATCGGCGTTTTCCGGTCGCCCTCTACAGTTGTATCGGTTTCTGCGCTCGTCGGGCGGCACGGATTTTTACTGGCGGTACAACGGCTCGGATCGCGACCTGACCTACCTGGGCGACCTCTATGAAGCCGTGGCGATATCCGACGAGGGAATGCGTCTGACCGGCGAGGCGGCGTCCTCCGAGTTCAAGATCACCCTGCCGGCCTTTGCGCAGTTCTGCGACGACTACCGGGCTGGGGGCGTGCCGCCCTCCGATACTATTTTTGCGCATGTGTACCGGGTCCACGCCGATGACATAACCGGGCTGGACACAACCGCGCCCTTTGTAGACACGGCAGCCGTGGTCTGGGTCGGGACCGTGGATGGGATAACGCAAGCCACCGACACCGAAATGCAGATCACCTGTTCGACCCTGGCCGCGTCGATGAAACGCTCGGGCCTGCGCTACACATGGCAGAAGAACTGCCCGCACATGCTGTACGATCCGTTGACCTGCAAGGTCAACAAAGAAGACTTTCGAGTGGATGCCACGGTGGACGAGGCGCACGGCAGCATCGTCACCGCCAGCGAGTTCGCCGGGTTTACGGACGGCTGGTTCACCGGCGGGTTCATCGAGTTCGTCACCCCCGAGGGGTTCCTCGAAACCCGGATGATAAACCGCCACCTCGGTTCTTCGATCCGCTTGTTGACGCCGGTCCTGGGCATGGTCGCAGGCGACCCGGTGGTTGCGTATCCCGGTTGCCGGCGAACCGTCAGGGACTGCATCGACAAATTCGATAACTACGAGCACTACGGGGGGTTTCCGCACATCCCCGGTCGCAGCCCTTATGATGGGAACCCCGTGTTTTGAACCTCGTATGGGCCTTAGCCATATTGGTGGTGAGCTACGCGATAACCGCGCTCACTTCCAAAACCACGAAGCCTAAAGACGCGATACCGGCACGGCTGTCCGAGTTCGTGTTCCCGACGCACGAAGAAGGAACGCCGCAGCCGGTGATATTCGGCGAGTGTTGGACGGGCGATTGGATGGTACTGTATTACGGAAACCTCAGCACCGAGAGCATCAGGGCTAAAAGCGAGTCGAGCAAGAAAAAGTGATCGTCCGCATCAGCCACGTCCGCAAGGCCCGCCTCTGCAACCGGGGCGCACGGGAGTGGTTTGCCCGGCAGGGGTGGAACTGGCAGGAGTTTCTCGACAACGGCATCGACGCCGAATTGCTGATCGCCACCGAAGACCCCTACGCGCTGCGTGCGGTCGAGGCGGCGCGCCCCGTGGTGATCAGTGAGTAAGAAGGGCGGCGGCGGCAGGCAGGTCGTCGGCTTCCGCTACATCATGGCGGTCCACAGCGGCTGCTCGCGCGGCCCGGTCAACGAGTTCTGCGAAGTCAGGGTCGGCGACCTCGAAATCTGGTCGGGCGCGGTAAGCTCGAACGACACGATCGAACTGAACGCGCCTGACGCCTTTGGCGGCGACGAGAAAGAAGGCGGCATCGTCGGCAACCTCGATGTGCTGATGGGCGCGGACGATCAGGTCGTGCCGGGGATCATCGCCGAGAACATGACCGGCGACGTTCCGAACTGGCGCGGGGCATTAACCACGTTTTTCTACGGGCAGGTCGGGTCGAACAACCCCTACCCGAAAGCCTGGAAATTCCGGCTACGCAGAACGACGGCGGGGTGGGACAACGACGACCCGTGGTATCCCGAGAAGGCACTCATCATCCTAGCCACCGACGCTATGGTGACGTTGACCTTTGTCGATCAGCCGAAAGACGAAGAATACATAATCATCAACGACATCAGGGCTTATTTCAGGACAGCCGAACACACCCTGACCTACGACGTGACAATCGGCGACAGCATCGAGGCGACGGTCACCAACCTCGCCGACATGATAAATTTCTACTCGATCGAACTCGGGGTCACGGCGGTCGCGACCGGCAACGTCGTGGAGATACGCGGCCTCGACAACATCATGCCGGTGGTTGAAACACCCTATGGCTGGGCCACTAACGTAGCAGCCGGCGGCGACGTACACGCGATGAACCCCGCCCACATCATCTACGAGTGTTCCACTAACGGCGTCTGGGGCAGGGGTCTTCCCCGCGCGATGCTGGACGACGCGGCGTTCCGTGCCGTTGCCGACGCCTTGTACGCCGAAAACTTCGGGCTGTGCATCAAGTGGACCCGGCAGGACGACATCGACGTATTCGTGCAGAACGTCATCGACCACATCGGCGGCGCGTTGTACATCGACCGCCAGACCGGGTTGTTGAAACTACGGCTGATCCGCAACGACTACGACCCGGCTGCACTGACGGCCTACACGTTCGACAACGGCATACTCGACATAACCGAGGACCAGACCTCCTCGCGCGACACGATGACGAACGAGATCATCGTGGAGTTCAACGACCCGGTGGCCGACAAGATCGGGTCGGTGCGGGTGCAGAACCTCGCCTCGTTCCAGTCGGTCGGCTCGGTCGTCTCGCAGACGATACAGTACCACGGGGTCGCCACGGCTTCGATGGCGCTGCGGCTGGCGCAGCGCGACCTTGAGTTCCATTCTTCGCAGCTTCGCAGGCTGACCCTCAAGATGACCAGGGCGGCTTGGAAGATAGCCCCCGCCGACGTGATGAAGATCAGCGTGCCCACCCGTGGCATCGAAGACATGCTGGTGCGGGTGGGCG